GCAGAATTTCGAACCATTCATCACCCAACTTATTAATCATCATCTGAAGTGCTGCAATGTGATCAAGGCTTTGACAGATAGGCCCGCCAAAGACGTTGCAGCCATCACCCTCAGAGCGTGCAGGGCTTCCTTGTATCCATAGATCGTCGGAACCAAAGCGGAACGAAACAGAATGAGAATCAGAACGCACAGAGTCCCATGCGGTCATCTCCCAGAGCACAGTCCCGGATTCAGGATTAAAACGCTGTATCCGGTCTACTTTGTCGCGCAAGCGGCAAAAGCGCTCAGCCCCCAAAACGGCAGAAGAAACCCGCCCGGTTATCCAATCAATGAGCATCGTTTCTTGCCTTTTGTGCCACCCATGGCAGTAACTTCCGGTTGTTACTAGACCGGAAGTAAAACCTAAATTCAAACCCTGCGCCGACTGGCGGCAAGGTGGTAGGAATTGGCAGGGTGAGTAGATGCATGTATGAAACCCCAAAAAGGTTGATCAGCGGTAAGTGCTAAAGCGGCCCGTACTTGGGTCGATGTGATTAGAGCAAGGCCAAGCTGGGGTGACATACCAACCCGAGGGTTGAGGGTGGCGGACGATTAGAGAAGGCAAGCAATGAGGGCAAGGCAAAGGGACGGGCAAAGCGTCAAAACGGCGCTGAAGATCAGCCATGACAGGGTTTTTCATTTGGCAGAATCCTTAGCAGTAGCGGCAAGGGCTTCAAGGTACTCAAGGCGCTGTTTTAGACGCAAACGGTAGGCACGTTGCTTTTCAGCTGGTGTCATTGGACGTTCACCATTTGAGGGTCTGCCGAGAGGTTTGGTTTTCATATGCGATCCCAAGCACGCTCAAGTGCAAAGCTTATTTGATCGTCGATGGATTGAAACCAGTCGGGGTTAACGTTTGAGCGATGACAAGCAAGAAACCAATAGGCCTTCTCAGCAAGTATGTTCAATTGCATGAGGTCTTTGCAGGAATCTATCTGGGAGCCGAAAAAGTAGACGCGTTGAAAAACATCGTGGCGGTCGGTGTAATCAAGTTGAATATTCATCTGGTGTGAGTTTAGGAATGACATTTGAATTCTCCTTTGTGTGTAGGTCTATTATAGTAACGTTACTAAAGGAAGTATATAGTAACGTTACTTAATATGATACCGTTCGTCGGATTGGGAGAATTAGTAAGTATTGCGGGCTTCTGGACTGTCGCCCGTTCCGCTTCCACTGGTCGCTCCGCTCGCTGTGGAGGCGGTACGGTTGACCAGCTTGGAAGAGTCGGCCCAGTCGGTATAGCCGCCGATACCTGACCACGGGGTGACTGAGTAGCCGTCAACTTCACATTTCCAGTTGATACCGTCCGGGAATCGCTCACACTCGGAAGCCAACATATAGCGAAGGCCGGCAACAGCAGAACTCAAAATGACGAGATCAGGAAGAGCGCCCTCTTTTTGCTTTTCGCGGAGCATATATCCAGAGACTTTCCAGACTGGTGAGGACTTGTCAGTGTTAATAACTGGAACATATTCTGGCTGAGTATCACTGATATAGCCTGGAGGATCAGGATTGACCATGGGCTGTAAAATGGCCTGCGGTTCGGGTTCAGGTTCAACCATTCCGAGGCCGGAAAAGAACAGGTTTGAGACATACCAACCGAGCAAGGGAATAGCGAAGAGGGGCGCAATAATGGAAAAAAGGATAAAAGGTGACTTCCAAATATTGGCCCTTTTGTCGGCCCTTGATTCGTTGCCAACATCGCCTGTTTTGCTCTTGGTGCTGGATCGATAGTAGCCGTAAATAGTCGGGTCGTATTTGTCGAAGGTGGAACGTAAAAGCTGATTTTTAGGGGGCTTTTGACCAGTGACACAGCCAGTGTAAATATCAACACGAAAGCGATTATCAGCACCTACAGCATCGAGCTTTGTTGTTCGGTAGGTCATGGCGACGAGATCCCGAGCAAAGGCAGAGATCTGGCTCAAGTCTTGAGTAACGAGCACAACGCGGGTCGTGTTGCCGTTGTCGTCAACGTTGTGGCCATGTTCAGCGAGAAATTCTTTATCCGCAAAATTGACATTATTGGCCTTGAGTCCGGCAGGCCAGCGCCGCCAGAGCTCATCGAGAACAACAACGGCACCGGCTGGAATGGCAGCAAATAATTCAAGATCCTTGAACCATTCGGCCTTCAATTGATGGACTAGGCCCGGATATTTGTCAGTACAAAGATCGGTTAGCGGTATGTTGGTGTGAACTTCTCGGCCTTCTTGTAAGGAAGGCAGAATCACGTTTTTGACTACGCTGTACGACTTGCCAGAGCGCGGTAGCCCTGTATATGCATCAATGGCCATGAGATCACCCGATGAAAGGAATTCGACGAATTATGAAACGCGCTGTATAGGCGCAAATGATCAAAGAGAAGCCGTAACCGATCTGGAAGAAATCGGCGAAATAAATGACGGTCGGTGGTATGGAACTGAAACCAGATTGAATGCCGTTGACTGCGGCTATGCAGGCTTGGACGCAAACGGTATCAGCGGCGTAGACGAAAGCCTCGGAGGCACCTTCCATGAGAAAACCAAAGACAGTTTTAGGGAACCAAAGCAGAACATCGAAAATCCATGTGATGACCTGGAGGACTAAATTCTTGATAAATTCGAACATGGTTTAGCCTTATGCCGAGAGTAAAACGCGGATTGCGAGAAAGCCCCAAAACACAAGAAAAATAGCTTCGAGTGGGTCGAGAATTTGGGGGGCCATATCACAAAAGATGTTGAAATCTAGGGTGCCGATAACGTCGGTTTGGGCGGTAGGAATTGAGCAATTACCACCGCTGGGAAAGTTTAGATTGCTAACAGCCTGAATCATCTGCGCCTCTTGAATGTCATCAATGAAGCCAGTCATGGTCGCGCCAAAACTTGGGGCCTCATCAAGAGAGGGCAATTCGAGAGAGGATGAAACTTCACAATCAGTAAGACATTCGCCGCCAGTATCCCCGCCCGTTTCGCTGTTACCAATACAGGCTTCGCCCAAGCAGGTTGTGCTTGTACTGGTCGTGGAACCGTTACCATCTTTGGTTGTATTGGTGCTGGTGGTGGATTCTTTAGATTCGCATTTGGCACCGACACAGGTGGTTTTAGTGGCCTTGTCTGTTTTTGTAGTGGTCGTTGTGCCGTCTGGGTTTGCAGTGTCAACAATTGTAGTTTCGATGGTAGTCGTATCGTTAACAGGCTGCTTTGTAGTGCACACATTTACACCGTTAAAGATGCCGCAAGTGGTGCCCTCTTTTTCGACTGAATTTGAAGATATGCACTTCAATCCGCCGACAGCGGAATCAAGGCCATACGCACAGGGTATTTGATCAACGATGGTTTCAGGAGCAGGAGGCGGTAGAGTGGTATCGCCTTCGATTACGGTTGGATCGCCGGGATCGGTGGAATTGCCGGTTCCGGCAACACACTCAGCACCGGTTGTTAGAGCTTCGCCACGACAGGTATAAGAGCCATCGGTGCCGACTTTGCAGGCTGGAGAAATGACAGAAATTTGGCAACCAGAGGAGCAAGCCGTTTGCTGAGTGCCATAGAAAAGGCCTCCCGAGCTTTGTTGAACAGTGATAAAAGCATCTGGCCATGTGCCGGTTTTACTATAGGGAAAGGTTCGGCCAGCGTCAGCTTCGCAAACGGTTGGTTGTGGGCCTTCACAAACACCTGTTGATTGATTGTAAGTAGTGTCAATTGGGCAGGTTGAACCATTGCGGTTGTAATAGTAGTCAGCACCGCCAAGATTGCCGTCAGAGGTACGCTGGAAACGGCAGGTCATTGACTGACCGGTTGCACCGGCGAATGAATGGCTGTGATACGAATAGGAGGAAGAAGGATCGAGGGCGCGACAATCTGCAACAGGATCAATAATTTGGGGGGTTGAGGTACCCGAACGAGTCCAGTAGTAATCGACAGCAAAAACACTGGGAGATAAAAAAATGAGAGTGAGAAAGACCAGTATGGATCTTTTCATTACCAGCCCCAAAAGGCGAGAGTGGCAGTTAGAACGCCTGTGCCAAACATCATTAAATACCAGACCTGTTCCATAGTTTTTCGCCCCGGAGAAAGTAAAACGGAGGCCGAAGCCCCCGAAGATATGACAAGTGCGAGCTACTTACTTGATCATGCCAAGCAGTTTGCGAACGCCCATACGAGCAACGAGAGCCAAAGCGATAACAGCACCGATAGCGCCAATACCTGTAACAACAGCGGCAACGTCTACAGCGGCAACGATTGCATCCATGATAATTCCTACCTTATTGAGTTAAGTAAAAGGCGAATGCCGAATGCAGCGCCCCAGATAGTGCCAACAAGCACAAAGCCACCGATGAAAAACGGAGCGAAGATCGCAGGATCAACGCCAGTTATGTCAAAGGGTTCGGGAACTGGGATTAGACCCCAGACCCCGGAACACAGAGCAGCGCCATCAGATGCAACGGAAACATCGCCGACACATTGAAGTACGCCAGCAGCCATGATTAAGCGCGCACCTGAGCAGGAGCAGAGGCAGCGACTTTTTCACGGTTACGGTATTGGAGATTGAAAGATGGGCGGCCATCTTTGGCGGTTAGCTCGACAGGTACGTCATAGAGACCTGGAGCCAAAACGTCATTAGCATCAGAGGCAAAATACTGGATAAGCTGCGGATGCTTGATGCCGGGTATATACAAAAATGCATCACCCAGCATGAAAGGAGAGTATGGTGGCTTAGAGGACTTCAGGGATTTGAAGGTGCCGAGAGACTCAACGCGTACTGAAAGGGTCATATTCTATTCCTCAGATTTGTATATACATTTGTGTCTACAAAAAGAAGATAGAGGACGATCTATGAGAAAGCAAGTATTAATTTCGATTCAAGAATTTGATCTAGAAATGTTCGATGCAGAGGCAAAAAAATGCCGACTCACGCGGTCGGCATATATTAGAAAATTAGTAGTGCAGGATGTTAGGCGGCAAGCTGATGCCAACCAGTCACAGGGCGAAGTACCAAAGGATCACGGCGTAGGCTGACAACCTTACCGGCTGATATATCAGCTTGACCAAGACCAATCATCTTCAAAATCTTAATGTGACGGTAATACGTGCGATCTGGAAGCAGAGCGCGCGTCTGTTCCCATTGCTGGGTATTCAACATGCACCAAGTAGCGAAAACGGCTTTTGCTTGGCCTTCGGTGACCTCTGGAAGTGCTTTAAGCAATTCGAGAATAGAATAATCTGTGGACGGCATAGGGGTTCCCACCATGCTAGAGAAAAACTGCGTGTGGCGTTCACGCAAAACGTCTGAATTGAAATCCGGATTATCCCGGAAAAAGTGACGTTTTAAGGATAACTCAAGACGGAGAAGCCGACTAGCACCCGCGATCTGGTCATCTGAATAGGCATGCTTGCCTTTTTTCCGTTGGTTCTCTATTTCCGGGCCTTTGGCGTAGGCTTTGCCGCTAACTATGGTCGATTTAGAATTCCAGTAATTTGTATCGCCTGCTTTTGCAGTGATGCGATAGCGCCCACCTTCGACGCCGCGCAAGACGTTTAGAGCCGTTCGGACGTTTGCGAGGTTCCCGAGGTCGTAGTTCTCGGTTACGTCAATGCGCGAGACTTTCCAGAGATCGGCAGAGGGCAGAATTTCGAACCATTCATCACCCAACTTATTAATCATCATCTGAAGTGCTGCAATGTGATCAAGGCTTTGACAGATAGGCCCGCCAAAGACGTTGCAGCCATCACCCTCAGAGCGTGCAGGGCT